CGGCTTCTTTATCGAAAAGGCAGATGTAAACCGTTCTTCGTTTGAGTGGGAGATTGACCCAAATGATGATCGCAAGCTTATTCAGCCTCTTGCGGGTCTAAAGGGACTTGGTGACGCGGCAATCCAGCAGATTGTTGATAACCGTCCGTTTGCGAATATCGAAGAGTTTCTATTCCACGATGATATTGTTTACAGCAAGCTAAACAAGAAAGCTCTTGATGTTTTGGTTCGTTCGGGAGCGATGAATAGTCTGATGGATGATCGCTTCACTGGTCGCAAGCATTTCTGGTCTGCTGTCGCAGTAGATAGAGTTTACAATCGCAAGAAGTTCAATGAGAACATTGAGAAGTACAAGGACGAAGGTGACTTCACTCCAGAGGAAGAAATCGAGAATCTAACGACAATCACTGGAATCTTCCCTATGTCTCTAGTGGTGACACCAGAGGTGCAACAAAAGTTGGATGAATATTTCATTCCGGCGATTTCGGATTACGATCCAGAGTTGGGCCTTGTGTGGTTTATCCCACGAGAGATCATTCGCAAGAAAACAAAGAACGGCAAGCCTTATTGGATTGTTCAAGTAATTGATTCTAATTCTGTCTTGACACGATTCCGTTGTTGGGGTATAGTTGAAGGTAAGGATAGGATTCACTTGAATCGTCCTTATATGTGTCGCCCACAATATGACCCCACTTGGGGATTCTCAGTTCGATCAATTAAAAAGCAGCTGCGCCTTTTGGGATGAAATAAACCCTGAGTATATCAGGATAGCTAAGAAAATGTTGGGAGTAGAAAATGATAGCAGATATAATAGTGGGATTGTCTTTTGGTGATGAAGGCAAAGGAAAAGTAACACATCACCTTTTAAAGAATGGAGACTACACTCACTGTATTCGCTTTAACGGCGGCTGCAACGCAGGTCACACCATTTATCACGAAGGGGTAAAGTTTATAACCCATCACATTCCTGCTGGAGTATTCTTCGGTGTAAGGTCCATTATTGGTAATGGGTGCGTTGTGAATATCGACCAGTTCAATCGTGAGATTCAAATGCTTCATGAAGGCGGAATCAATACAGATGGGCTAATCTTTATCGCAAACAATGCTCACATCATTACTGATGCGCATCTAGAAGAGGATGGCAAGGACACAACCATTGGAACTACAAAGCGAGGTAATGGACCAGCTTACCGTGACAAGTATGATCGTAGGGGAACCTTGGCCTCAAAGGCTCTTGTCGGAACTCCTTATCTTATTGATATGTATCGGGAACTCCACGAGACAGACGAGGAAGTTGCAATCCTCTGTGAGGGCGCACAAGGCTTTGGATTGGATATTGACTGGGGAGATTACCCTTTCGTTACTTCAAGCCACTGCACGACCGCTGGGGCGCTCCTAAACGGCATCCCGCCGCAGGCTGTCCGGAAAGTTTACGGTATTACGAAGGCTTATGACACTTATGTGGGAGCAAAGAACTTTCACGGCGAAGGAAGAGTATTTGATTTGCTACAAAGCCTAGGAAAGGAGTTTGGTGCGACCACTGGCCGTCCTCGTCAGTGTAACTGGCTTAATGTTCGGGACCTAAAGAAAGCAGTAGATATCAACGGCGTCACAGATGTGATTATCAACAAGGTAGATATTCTTCGAGAAGTTGGAGAGTGGAACTTGCGTTCTTCTGATAACAATGCTATTATGCTCAAGTTGGGTTCAGAGGTAGCTTGGAAGCAATACATCAGACGACTACTCAACGACAACACAAATATTAATGTTGTCTTTTCAGAATCACCAGAAAGGATTTAAGATGATTTTACAGTACCACATGATTCACGATAATGTTCACCCTCCGACGCGATCTAATCCGTCAGATGCGGGTTTGGATTTGCGTTGGTCGCCAGCAGATTCTTCTGTTACGGCTCTACGCATTGAGCCGGGAGAGAGCATACTTGTTCCGACTGGTTTGCGGTTTGCTATTCCTCACGGTTATATGATGGAGATCAAGAACCGATCTAGTATGGCTGCAAAGCGCCAGCTTCTGGTTGGTGCCTGTGTTGTTGATTCCGGCTATGATGGTGAGGTTTTTGTTAATCTTCACAACATTGGTCAGCATTGGCAGACTATTGAGCCCGGTGACAAGGTGGCGCAGGCTGTTATTGTTCCGGTTGTTCACGCTCGCTTTGTGGCGTCCGAGGATCCCAACATTTACGATTGGCATCCGATTACCATTTCTAACCGGGGCGATGGTGCCCTAGGAAGCACGGGTAAGTAAATGATAGAGTGTCCGTATTGTCAAGAAATGTCACACACAAGGGAGCAATTAATTTCTCATATGAATGACGCTCACATAAGATGTTCTTGTTGTGGGCGTGTCTTTGACTGTCTTGACAAAGAGGCGGATATGGCTTTGTGTGTTAATTGCTACGCTAGAGATTTAATAAAAGGGAGAATAGATAGAAATGGCAAAAGTACTACCGCTACCACAGGATCGGTTCCTTTATCTGCCGGAACAAGTTGATCAGGAGTCAATGAACAAGTTGACAAAGAGCATCATCGATATCAATGCCGACGATGCTCATTTAAAGAAGTTATATGCTGTCCATGGTTTGGACTACACGCCGCAGCCGATTAAGATTTACATTGATTCTTATGGTGGCGCAGTATACCAATGCTTTGGTTTGCTTGGAGTTATGGAGAAGTCTGAGACGCCAATCCATACGATTGTAACTGGTGCTGCTATGTCTTGCGGATTTATGATTTTGATCTCGGGACACAAGCGTTTCGGATATAAACTATCCACGCCGCTTTACCATCAGGTTTCTACTGGTTTCTACGGCAAGGTTCAGGATATGGAAGAGAGACTACAGGAAACAAAGCGTCTTCAAAAGGTGATTGAGGATATTACTTTGGAGAGAACCAACATCTCAAAAAAGAAGTTGGCCGATGTTCTCAAAAACAAGGTTGATTGGTATATGTCTGCCGAAGAGGCACTAAAGTTGGGCGTTATTGACGCAATCTTATAAAGGATTATAAATGAACCACGAAGACGAAAACAAAACGATTTATTTATATGGCGACGGTATTGGAAAGGTCCAACTTATTGAGAGTTATGGATCAGATAAATCCGTCGTGAATAGTGCCCGAGTGTCCTTCGGGAAGCATAAAGAAGAACTTGACGAACGAGATAAAAAGTTAATCAACTATCTTATCAAGCATCGCCATACTTCAACTCTGGAACATTGCGGCATTACATTTAAGTTTGTCGTCCCGCTTTATGTTCGTTCGCAACATCATCGTCATCGTACTTGGTCTTATAACGAGATTTCAAGAAGATACACAGATGTGGATATTCAGTTCTATGAGCCGAAGGTTTTCAGAACACAACATAAAACAAACCGACAAGCATCAAACGCCGAAGATCTAATCAATCCTGTTCTGTCTTGTGGAAGCGATTGCGATGAGATGGTTATGCGACACCATCAAATGTCTCTTGATCTTTACGATAGAATGATGTCGGCAGGCGTTTGCCGAGAGCAAGCCCGTGGAGTTCTACCACAGAACCTTTACTCTACCTATTGGGGCACGACGAACTTAAATAATCTGCTAAAGTTCATTGACCTTCGCACGCACGAAGGAGCACAATGGGAGATTGTAAAAGTCGCTGAAGCCTGTCTAGAAATCGCCACCGACCTGTTTCCAGAAACGGTAGGTGCTTATCGTAAGATTAAAGGCGAAGAATGAAAGTCAAATCTATTAAATCAATCTATCTTTCTGAAAAGGAACTAAAAGCCGCAATCTGCAATTGGCTTCATATTCGTGGACGCCATGATTTAGCGACACATTTGGGAGATAACTTGTGCGAGTTTGAATGGACTCTTCAAGATGATGGTAGTTACCTTGCTGTCGATATGGATGGCACATTTGAGGAGAACGAAGAATGAAAGTCGGTGATAAAGTAAAAATAAACTATCGAGGCGAACCTGCTTATCGCTATAGTAGAAGCGAGGATCATCCAACCAAAGGATTTTACTACGAGAATGGTGATGAGGCAGTTGTAATAAACCCAAACTATTACAAGCAAGAGATTAGAGAACACACAAACCTAGCAGGTTACACCTTCCCGATTTCAGTAACCCTTGAGGGTGTTTTGGTTCTTATTGATGGCGAACAAGTGGTCGTGAAAGAAAAGGACTTGGAGAAAGTAATCGTGGAGAACGAAGAATGAGTGCGCTCAAAAAGATTGAGAACCTTTCCAAGTATGCTTGGGAACAGGTTGATAGAAATCCAGAAGAAGCAAAAGAACTATTCAAGATGATTTATGAGTTGGCGAAAATGAGTAATAAAAAGAATGTAGATTATAATCCACTTTCTATTGACGAAGACTACTATATTACCCCAAGAGAAGTTGAGCCCCGCGAGTTTTCGCAAGAGCAAGAAGATAAAGATATTGCTTATCTTGTAAAAAATCTTTTTGAAGCAATTAAGATCCCGAAAGAATATTTTAAGGAGAACGAAGAATGAGTGAGCAATGCCCTTATTGTGAATGCGATCCCTGCGATTGTGATTGGGGGAACGAATGAGTGAAAAAGTAAATCACCCCTCACACTATCAAAGTGGCGAGGTTGAAGAAGATGGAACATCAAAATACGAAGCAATCAAAGTTATTGAGGCTTGGGATCTTAATTTTCATCTTGGTAATGTCGTCAAATACATTTCAAGAGCCGGAAAGAAGTCAGAGAACAGTATTGAGGATCTAAAGAAAGCAGAGTGGTATTTGAGTCGATATGTCCAGTTCATACAAAAAACAAATAACTGATTACATCAATAATGTTCTGAATGAAAAGAGAACAGAGTTCAGTGGTATGGCAGTGTGTCCTTTTGCTGCGCCAGAGTTGGCGAACAATAAGTTGATGATTGCTATGCTTGGGGAAGACGACAAAGGCATAAGAGATCTGTTAGAAGAGTTCGCTGCATCTGATTATGATAGTGCGATCATTGCTTTGCCGCATCATTTGGGCCCCGAGGACACAAAGCCTTTTCAAATCTTTATCAATAAGATTTTGAAGAGACTTGGTCTTGAAGATTACAAGAATATCTGTTTCAATCCCAATGATGAGGTGGATATAGATGGCTTCAATCCGAGAGCAAAAGCGCCTTACTTTTTGATAAATATTGCGCACAGAAAAGTCCTAAATGATGCGCACAAGTCCTTGCGAAAAACGAAATACTATGATAATCTAAATGAACAATACAGAGAGTTTTTGAGGATAAAGTAAAAGTGAAGAAAATCAGAAAACATATTCCGGGTAAAAGAAAACGAGAAAAGAAGGAAGCAAATGAAAGGCTTGAAAAGCAAGCTGCTGCTTTCCTTGATCATCCCAAAGAATGTTGCGTTTGTAAAACTGAGTTTGAAAGAACGCACGAGACAGTCAAAACTTGGCAAGTATCCGTAGTAGAAGATAGGGTGCGCTTGACTTGTCCCGATTGCTGGGGTAAAATAAACGAAGTATTGGAGAACATAGAATGAGAGAAGGTTTAGCTTATAACGATGTATTGCTTGTCCCGCAGTATTCGGATATTGAGTCAAGAAAAGAAGTTAGTCTAAACTCTAAACTTGGGTTTATTGATTGTGATCTGCCCATCATAGCGTCTCCAATGGACACGGTTTCAGAGGTGGCTATGGCGAAAGCAATGGACGCAAAAGGCGCCATTGCGATTATTCACAGATACAATGATGTTGAAGATCAAGCAAGAATGGTTGCGGAGGCTAGTGATGGAAACTCATTGGTTGGCGCAGCAGTCGGAACATCTGGCGACTTTCTTGAAAGAGCATATGCTTGTTACGAAGCCGGCGCAGATGTAATCTGTGTTGATGTGGCGCACGGTCATCATTCTCTAATGAAGCAGGCTCTAAAACTGCTAAGGCAGATGGTTAGCGATGATGTTCACATAATGGCTGGAAATGTCGCAACCTTTGAGGGCTATGAGGATTTGGCTTCTTGGGGTGCGGACAGTGTCCGCTGTAACATTGGAGGCGGCTGCTTCACCCCTGGAACCTTAGTAAGAGGACCGGAGGGAGATACACCGATTGAAGAGATTAGGATTGGAGATAAAGTATTTTCTCATACTGGTGAGGTAAGAGAAGTTATTGATACTCTAACCTTCTCTCGGGATGAAGAGATAATGGTAATCAATGGTATTCAATCAACAAAGAACCACGAGTATTATGTTGTTGATATAGAGAATGCCGATAAGGTCAATGATAGTAATTTTCACACCTTTGCTTATTGGCTTGAAGCCGAGCATTTGGATATGAATAAACATTTACTTATTGAGTTAGAAGATTAGGCTTTTTTCATTGGTAGAGACTATTTATGTTATAGGCTATAACAAGGAGACCCTCTACCAATGAAACATCAATGTCTAATCTGTAATAACAAACTGAACCGAAACGCTGAAAAGTATTGTTCTCGCGAATGCTACTATAAGTCCAAAGAGGGTGAAGGTAATCATTTCTATGGTAAAACACATAGCGAGGAAACAAAAGAGAAGTTGAGGAACGATCCAAGACTTTCTCATCCCGGCGAGAGCAATCCTTTTTATGGTAAAACACATAGCGAGGAAACAAAAGAACTTATTAGAGAGAAGAACCGCACTTACCGTGAGAATAACAAAGCCCTTCTTCTTCAAAAGAGACTGGACAGAAAAGGTCTAACTAAAACTCAAATAGAAGAGGTTTGGAATGAATATGTTTCAGGACCTTACAATAGAGACCATCTAACTGAAAAGTTGGGTATTGATTATAGAACCGCTCAGAAGTTTCTCATTGATTTGGGAATAGAAACAAAAGAAGGTATCAAACAAGTTGGATTACATAAGAAGTTTTTTCAGAGTGGAACCTCTATAAGTGCCCCGGAGATAAAACTACTTGCTATGTTGGAAGAGGCTTTTGGTCCGGAGAATGTAAAACATCAGCATTATCAGTTTGGATACTTTTATGACTTTTTGGTAAATGGAGAGATTTTAGTTGAATATGATGGATACTATTATCATAAGGTTTTGAAGAATAATAATGATGCGATAAAAGAAGAACTCGCATTGACCAATGGTTTCAGTTTTGTTAGAATAGAAGAAGATGAAGATAGATATGCTAACCTTGAAGAAGGTATAGAAAGGATTAGAGATGAGTTTCAAACTACGCAAGATTGAGAGTATTGAGAGACAACATTACAAGGGTGAGGTGTATGACCTAACCGTAGAGACGGATCATTCATACAATATCCAGGGAGTAGTAGTTCATAACTCAATCTGCTCAACACGCATCCAAACAGGACACGGTGTCCCTGGACTACAAACAATATTCGATTGTAGTAGATCTCATTTCGCCGGAACTGTTCCTATCATTGCTGACGGAGGCATTCGCAACTCCGGTGATATTGTAAAGGCTCTTGCTGCCGGCGCTGACTTTGTAATGTTGGGTTCTTTGCTCGCGGGAACAACAGAAGCCCCGGGCGATGTTTTAGTTGGCCGCGACGGAAGCAAACAAAAGGCTTACAGAGGAATGGCTTCAAAGGACGCTCAAATGTCTTGGAGAGGCAAGACCGCATCTTTGGAAGGTATCGCTACAACTATTCCGTATAAGGGAACAGTAGTGGATATTCTAGATGATCTAGAAAGAGGTATTCGTTCTGGACTATCCTACTCAGGAGCGCGAACCATTACAGAACTACAATCAAAGGCTCGATTTATCCGCCAGACTGCGAGCGGACAAACCGAAAGTGGGACACACATCCTAAGATGAAAAGGACATACCCAAAGGGACACTCTATTCTATCGTTCTCATTGGACTCAAAACTTCACGAGAACCTAAAGATTAGATTGTTCTACGATGAGATCAAAACACAAAGCGAGTTCTTTCGGTATTGTGTTGAATCTTATCTATCACAAGACAAGCTTTTTATGGAGTTTCTTGACGATTACAAAATAAACAAGAAGGTTCAGTCTAAGAAGCGTGTTACGAAATCTCGCAAACTGCGTGAGGACGGCGAGAAAATGTTACAAGAACTTGCGCTAACAGAAGAAGATATCGAGAACATATTTGATATATTAGAAGAGGATTTACCAGAGTTATGAGAGAATGTTCTAAAAGATGTTACATGCATCAAATACCTTGCACTCAAAGTGAGTGCAGACTTCATTTAGATTATGAAGATGATTTGAACTGCACCGACATTGCAGTTTATAAGCACGGCGAAATGACCTTACAACAGATCGGAGAACGCCACGGTATAAGCATTGTGAGAGCAAAGCAGATAGTTGATGAGGCGCTGCTCAAATTAAAAAAGACATTAGCAGAAGAAAATACTATTTAAAACAGCATATTCGCGAATAATTGTTAGGAGTTTTGCAGAATGTCCAAGAAAACACTTTTAAACGAGTCACAGATTCGTTCTTTTATGAAGCTAGCTAAGCTAGAGCCTTTGACCCCAGGCTTTGTTGAGGGTCTCACAGAGAGCACCGATGATCTTGAAGAAGGTCGTGGTATGCGTATGCGCGCAGAGGACGAGATGGATGAGATGCGCATGCGTGATGAAGATGAGATGGACGAGGTTCGTGCCGACGACGCCGGCGGTGGTTTGCAGGACGCACGAAGAGGTCACGGCAGAGGTCGCGGACCAGCCGATCGCCTTGAGGAAGAGGAAGAGATGGAAGTAGATGCAGCTGAAATGGAAGATGCTGCCGGAGACGAGATGGAGATGGATGCCGAGGTAGAGGCACCAGTAGAAGCCCCAGCCGCAGACGCAGGCAAGATGGTTTCTGTTGATGATTTCCTTTCTGCCCTTGAGCGTGCCCTTGAGGACGCAATGGGTGAGGAAGTTGAGATTGATGCTGATGAGCCAGCAGATGCTATGGATGATATGGCTGACGAGCCAGAGGATGCTGATGAGATGGGTGATGACGACGCTCTAATGGAGTCCATCACAAAGCGAGTCGCAAAGAGAATTCTTATGGAGGCTCTAAGCGCAAAGAAGTAGGTTGACAAACTCTAACTCCTAACGTATATTAAAGACTGTGAGCAACCCTCACAGTCTTTTTTATTTGGATAAACAATGCTAGAATTAACAACGAACGATTTAACCGCCTTCTGCGTGATGGCTTTCTTTGCCGGGGTATTTGCAAGTATGTTCTTGTCTCGGTTTCTGGAGATTGTGCATACTTGGAGGATAGTACAAGAGTCAGTTATCTCAATCATTTGGATGCTGACAAAGATGGTAGAAGACATATCCTTCCTACAGGAGTTAAAGTTAAAGCAGATGCGTGAGTCGGGCTTTACAACAGAACAGATTCGTCAGTTTCAAAAAGTTGACGACCAGTTCTTGACAAACTGGAAGGACAATGCTATCATCTCCATAGTGAACAGATCCCCCCGACACTTCAAATCAATGTTACCGTTCCACGACTGGAACAGTGCTATGAGGTTCTTAAACAACACCCTAAAGGGAGAATAGGAAAAACAATGGTTATTTTCAACAACGACACTCAGACCGAGGAGGAACAGGAAGAGATCAGCGATCATCAGGCTGCTATGGTTATGGCGGCAATCGCTGGCGCCCAGGAAGGTCCTGAACCAAACACTCTTGGTTTGGTCGGGGACCTAAACGAAGAATCAGCCCAGGAGATCTATCACGGTCTTATGCAGTTAAATGGAGGCAAGGTGTTTCCAAACCCTGTTGGGGAAGGAGAAGAAAGACCAGAGGACGTTCATTTTCTTATTTCAACTGGCGGTGGTGCTGTTTACGATATGTTCGGTATCATTGATATTATGGACATTGTAAAGAGACGTCGTGATATCGCAACACTAGGCACTGGCAAGGTCTTCTCGGCAGGAGTTCCTTTATTGGCTTCTGGAACAAAGGGTAAGCGTTTCGTGACGCGCAATGCTCGCATTATGATGCATCGTTGCTCCGCAGGCAATATGGGCTCTACTGCTGATATTAAGGTAACTCATGATGAAATGCGAGTAATGGAGGATCAGATGGTTCAGGTTATCGCTGAGAACTCAAAGTTATCTGTGGGTGAGATCCACAACATGTTCTCAAAGAACACAGATGAATATTTCTCTGCGCAGGAAGCAATTGAAATGGGTCTTGCTGACGAAATCATCTAATTAGTATTAGTTCCCGAGGATTTACAATGAATATTGATACACTAGTGGAGAGTTTCTACTCCAAAAAAGATGAGACCGAAAGCATCATCAATGAGGTTTTGAGTATCTTGGTGGGTAAAGTACAAGCTGAAGCCCTAATCAGAGAACAAAGAGAGCCAATCACTTTAAGCTTTGACGGTGTGCCTGATATTCCAATCTCGGAAATTCCCTGGTCTTCTGTTAAAACAGTTGAGGGCGGCGCAGAGATCCCAAGCCCGCAGAGAAAGCAACTTGAGCAGTTCTTGGATGACATCGCGGGAGATGATCTAAAAGATAAAGTTGAGGGTCTAGCAAAATTCTACGAGACAGATCCAGTACAACTTCTTGAGCAGGGCTTCTTTGGCGACTCTAATAAAGAGCGTATTTCAAAAGCTTTAGGTTATCTAACTTTTTATAAGACCCTAACAAAGATTATTGCTCACTTTAACGCTTCATCGGCTGGTTTCTCTTTTGAAGCTTTCTTGGGAGTCTTGCTCGGAGGCAAACAGGTTCCGACTGGTGAGGGAACGATTGCTGACTTGGTAACTGGAGATGGAACTCCGGTCAGTCTTAAACTTTATACCGAAGGATCTTTGAAGGTCGGAGGTAGTTTTACCGATTTGGTAAACGATCTTCGTAAGTTTGAGAAGATGCAGTATGTCGCTGTGACGAAGACTTTGAATGACGAGAATACAGCTGGACGATTGGATTTTTATCGATTTGATTTTACTCTAGACAACGTTGCCAACATAATGCTTAATGGTGGACTAGAAAACCCGGAGCTTATGAAGCTGCCCACAGGGTTTGTAGAAAACCCGTCCGGATTTGAAGATATTGAAATTCCACCGCCTCCAAAGGTGGAAGAGTTGGTAAAAATCTACGAAGATAGAGTCGTAGAGAGAGGCCAGGGTAAATACCCAGAGGATATTCTAGAATCTGTGATCCAGCTTGTTAACCTTCCTGAAGGTACAGCGTACCTTACGGGCTCTCCCGCCAAGTTTGGACACCCCAAGAGTAGGCTAAAGAAGATGAGTCCTACTGGTAAAGTCGCCGCCCGATTTGCGGTTACACTAGGGTTATTGGAGGATGAGGTTCCGCCCAAGGTGCGTGCCGATGGAAGAGAGGCGGTTGAAAACTACAAGAAACAGCTGAATCTGGTTTCGGATATTTATAACGATGTTTTGGTCCCGGCTTATGCTGAGGTGGTTGCCGCAGCAGGTCGCTCTATCAAGGCTCGCCAAGAATTAATCGCGCGCGCCGGCGGTGATTATCTTGATTATGAACGCTCTGTCGAGGTCTATAACCAGTTACCCTCACCCACCCTTAAGAAGAAGGCTTTGCTTCTTAGCCACGGCTATGTCAACACAGACCAGTTTGAATTAACACAGCCTCGCGTTCTAAACATCGATAGACTAGCGGATCCTTATGAGGTATTCCCACCGGGACAGGATGAAGTAAAACTAGGCTCTATTGAAGTAGGTCAAGAACAGGTTGTCAATCTTATGCAGAAGATCTCCGAAATTATCGACGCATCAGTCTTTGCAATTTTTGAGGATCTAAAGGTTCTAACTACAAACATTCAAAGCTACTTTGGTAATGGACTGCAGAACGATAAAGAAGCTCAAACAGCAATTGAAGCATCCAAGTCTATTGGGGAACGCACCAAAGAACTACAAAGCGAAAAATAATACTTGACACACACAAATGGTATGCTATAATACCAAGATAGAAAGAGAGGTTTCTCAATGCCCAAGTGTGTATTTGAAGACCGACAGAGCCTCAACCAAAAGGTTCTGGACGGTGTTAATAAGCTTGCCGACAATGTTGCGGCAACTTTAGGACCGAAGGGTCGCAATGTTATCCTACATCAAAAAGGAAAAGATCCTATCATCACAAAGGACGGCGTAACTGTTT